CGACAAGGTTGATATTGCAGTAAGGCGATTACAGGAAGCGGCAGAAATGTCGCAGATGTTATACGAAAAACCGCTTGTTATTACATACAGCGGAGGGAAGGATAGCGATACTATCCTGAAGCTGGCGCAGATTGCTAAAATCCCGTTTGAGGTGCTCCACAACCATACGACCGCCGACGCCCCTGAAACTGTTTACCATGTCCGCAACAAATTTCGGGAGCTGGAACTTTCAGGTATCAAATGCGACATTGACTACCATGTGCAACCTGATGGGAAAAGGGTTACCATGTGGAACCTTATCCCCCGTAAGTTGATGCCACCAACCAGATTGATGCGCTACTGCTGTTCGGAGCTGAAAGAGGGTGGTGGAAGAGACCGCTTTATAATCACTGGTGTCCGGTGGGCAGAAAGTGCTGCTCGGAAGAAAAACAGGGGAAGCTTGGAGGTTATAGCACGCCGAAAGGAAAGGAGCCTTATCCTCTCCAACGACAATGACGAGGATCGCCGGTTGTTTGAAAGCTGCCAAATGGCGGGCAAACGGGTGGTAAATCCAATCATCGACTGGACAACCGAAGATGTTTTTGATTTCTGCAAAGCGGAAAAGGTGAATCTTTGCCCGCTTTATGCGGAGGGTTGGCATAGAGTTGGATGTATTGGGTGCTCTATGGCCGGAAAGAAAAGATACATTGAGTTTGCGAGGTACCCGACATACAAAAAAGCCTACATAGCAGCATTCGATAGAATGATCGAGGAACGGAAGCGGCGGGGCATGATGAAAGGCTTTACCAGAATGGGCGATACAGGCGTTGATGTTTTCCACTGGTGGATGGAGGACGGCATACTTCCAGGTCAAACCGTCCTGCCGGGATTTGAGGAGGACGCGTGAAAATCACTATCCCAGAAATCCCGCCATCGCTGAATAAGTACGCCGGGCGGGCGAACGCCTGGGACTACCGAGCGGAAAAGCAGCGCTGGCTGCAGCTGTTCCGGGCGTACTGCCCCAAGTGTAAGCCGATGGACAGGGCGATAGTGACGATAACCTACTACTTCCCGACCCGGCACCGGCACGACCCGGACAACTACAACGGCAAGATGTTGATGGATGGGCTGACCGACAGGGGCGTCATCGCAGACGACAGCTTTGACCATGTGGAGCTACATCTGCGCGGTGCCTACGACAAGGAGAACCCAAGAACAGAAATTGACATAGAGGAGGTAACACAATGGGTAAACACGGAACGGAAATAGAGCGGAGGAGGGAGAAACATGATTGACTACAAGCGCATCTGCATTGACGAGCTGAAGTGCCATAGCTATAAGCTCCGGTCGTTGGAAAGCCTGCCGGAAGAAATCCGCCGCTACAATGAGCAGATGGACGGCATCCGGTCCGCTACCAGCGATGCTACACCAGTAAAGGGCGGTGGCTGCGGCCGGGAAGATCATTTGATTAACGCAATCTCCCGCCGGGATGCGCTCTCGGCAAACCTTGCGGTAGCCAAGTGGCAGACCTCCCAGGTTGAGAAAGGACTGGCCTGCCTGACGGAAAAGCAGCGGCGCATCCTTGAGTTGTTCTACATCCGCCGGGAATACGGCTACATACAGCGGCTTTGCCAGGAGTTCAACGAGAGCGAGCGGCAAATCTACTACGATAAGGACGAAGCCCTCCGGAGATATGCCCTTTGCCGGTATGGGTTGACCGAACTGTAAAGTTTGCAGAAACATTGCAGAAATAAGATGCATATACAGTGTATACTGATAGTGTGGTAAAACACAGACTTCCCTTGACATTACTCCTGGTGGGGAGCCGGGCCCCTAATCCCGGCAATCTGCTCCCGTAGCTTAATGGTAGAGCGGCTGCCCTGTAAGCAGCGGGTTATAGGTTCAAGTCCTATCGGGTGCTCCACCTTCATGTTTTACCTCCTTTTTACGGGGTCGCCGATGCCCCGTTATCCCATCGGCCGAAGATACATGACCTTCGTAAAAAAGGTGCCGCGCTGGCAGGCCGCAAGTTCGCAATAGTCTGTCTTACAAAAAGCAGCCAGAGAGTACCGAAAGGCGCTCTCTTTCTTTATGCCATAAAGGAGGGGATACCTATGGATTTAATAGTCCGCAAAATCCCGCAGAGCGACACCATCAAGGTATATCCGGTATCTGATGTGCATTTGGGCAGCATCCTACATGATAAAGAGGGCTGGCAAGCATTCTGCCGCCGGGTAGAGCGGGAGGACGCTTATCTCATCCTTGGCGGCGATCTCATCAACAACAATACCAGGAACGCGGTGGGAAGCCCCTTTGAGGATTATATCCGCCCGCGGGAGCAGAAAAAGATGATGGTGGAAATGCTAACGCCCATCAAGGATAAGATACTCTGCGCGGTATCCGGTAACCACGAAGCGAGGACAGCCAGGGACACCGACCAAGACATTATGGGCGATATCATGTGCAAGCTGGACATGGAGGACTACTACGCCGAGGACATAGCATTCCTCAAACTGGAGATTGGGCGCAGGGTAACAAGAGATATCCCTATCACCAGCTATACGATGGCTGTTACCCATGGCTCGGGCGGCGGCATTTACACCGGTGCAACGGTCAACCGCAATGAGCGCTTCGGCTACACTATAGAGGGCATTGACGCTCTGATTGTTGGCCATACCCACAAAGGCACCATCAGTAAGCCCAAAAAGATCGTGGTGGACAGTAACAACAATGTTATCCGTACCAAGCAGCTGGTAGTGGTTAGCTGTACCGCATGGCAACAGTACGGAGGCTACGCAGCCCGGAAGATGCTGCTGCCCAGCAGCGAGAGCGACCATGAGCAGCCGCAGACGCTCCTGCTGTGCGGGAACAAGACAGGCACTAAGCGGATAACCACGGTTTGGTAACAATAATTGGTAGCCCGGCATAGTAGACACCGGGATGGACAGGGCGGGTAATGAACATTGTATTTGATTATAATTCTCCTAGGTGGCGGAGGAAGCGCCAACAGATATTAAGGCGTGACGGATATATGTGCCAGCACTGCAAGAGGTACGGAAAGGCGGTACAGGCTACAACGGTGCATCATATCAAACACGCAGATGAGTACCCGGAGCTGGCTTACGAAGATAAAAATTTAGTAAGCCTGTGTGAGGGCTGCCATAACAAGCAGCACCCGGAAAAAGCAACAGCAGCAAGGGGCCGTTACTGATACCCCCCCCCATCCGTTGCGCCTTCCGCCTGTCTATGGGGACCGGCGGGGGGAACTTTTTCCAACTCTACGGTATATTTTTGAGAAAGGGGAAGCCATGACAAAGGAAAAATGGGTTGAAACTATCGGAAAACAGATGGAAAAACTCGGTACGGCCGACCCATCTTATCAATCTGCGGTAGAAACGCTTGCAGAGATACTGGAACAGCGGGATAAGACCAAGGCCGAGTTCAAAAAGTCCGGCGGTAAGTCCGTCATCGAATATACCAACAAAGGGAACGCCACAAACATGGTAAAAAACCCTCTGTTGGTTCTGTGGGACGACCTCAACAAGAGCGCACTGGCATACTGGCGCGAATTGGGGCTTACTCCATCGAGTTTCCGCAAAATGACCGGCGGAGTGAAGGAAAAGGAGGAAAAGGGCGGCCTTGCCGCTGCTCTTGCCAGCCTTGAGACAGATTAAGGGTAAGAACTGGCCCGTAGTCCTTGAGTATGCCGAAAGCATCAGAGACGGGAGAAAGGTCGCTTGCAAGGAATTGCGGCAGGCTGTTGACCGTTTCTTTGCTGACCTCGATAATGACGAGTACGATTTCGCGCCGAAAGGGCCGGAGTTCTGTATTCAAATCATCGAAAAGACCCTCTGCCACCAGCAGGGGGAAAAGCTGGACGGTACACCGCTCCGGGGAAAGCCGTTCCTGTTGGAGCCGTTTCACAAATTCATCATATACAATCTTCTTGGGTTTAAGTTGAAAGGCACCGATGTGGTGCGGTTTCATGAAGCCCTTATTTTTATCCCTCGAAAGAACATCAAAACCAGTTTTGCCGCTTCCCTCGCATGGGCGCTGTCCCTGTGGTACCGGCGCAGCGGTTCCAAAACCTACATATCGGCCGCGGCTCTGATGCAGTCCCTTGAAAGCTTTAATTTTCTAGATTATAACATCCGGCTTATGGGCGAGGACGAGAAGCATGGCGGCGGTGTAAAGATCATTGACAACAACAACGAGCACTCAATGGAGGCAGAGCTTCCAGACGGCTCGTTTTTTATCCGCGCTCTGGCTGCAAACCCGGATGCGCAGGATTCTCTTAACTGCAATATTGCGATCTGCGATGAAATCCACGCTTTTACCAAGCCTAAGCAGTACAACCTTTTTAAGGAAGCCATGAAAGCCTACACCAACAAGCTGCTGATAGGTATTTCCACGGCTGGCGATAACGAACAGGGCTTCCTTGGGCAGCGGCTGCAATACTGCCGAAAGGTGCTGGATGGCACCATCAAGGACGAACAATATTTTATCTTTATGTGCTGCGCCAATCCGGATGAGGAGGGAAATATCGACTATACCAATCCCCTGGTACATGAGATGGCCAATCCGGCCTATGGCGTTTCCATCCGGCCGGAGGAAATTCTAAACGATAGCTTGCAGGCGCAGAATGACCCGCAGCAGCGGAAAGATTTCTTCGCAAAGTCTCTCAATGTCTATACCGGGGCTATCAAGTCCTATTTCAACCTCGACGAATTCCGGCGAAGCGATGAAAAATACAACTGGACGCTGGACGAGCTTTCCAAGCTCCCAATAGACTGGTACGGTGGTGCAGACCTTTCAAAAATGCACGACCTAACGGCGGCTGCGCTTTTTGGAAATTACAGAGGCGTGGATATCATCATCAGTCACGCTTGGTTCCCTGTGGTGCAGGCTCATGTTAAGGCCGACGAGGATGGTATACCGCTTTTCGGCTGGGCCGATGATGGACTTTTGACCATGTGCAACAGTCCAACCGTAAACCACGCCGATGTTGTCAACTGGTTTGTTACAATGCGAAAGCGCGGTTTCCGAATACGACAGGTGGGGCATGACCGTAAATTCTGCCGAGAGTATTTCATTGGCATGAAATCGGCTGGGTTTAACATTATCGACCAACCGCAGTATTTTTACAGGAAATCAGAAGGTTTCCGGCATATCGAGCAGAGCGCCAAAAATGGGACGCTGTACTATATGCATTCCGAAGCATATGAGTATTGTGTTGGGAATGTCTCGGCCGTCGAAAAGACAGACGACATGATCCAGTACGACAAGGTAAGACCGACAAACCGAATTGATGTGTTCGATGCCTCCGTATTCGCCACGGTGCGGTACTTGGAGGCTTTGGATAAATCTAAAGCAGGAAAGAAATGGTGGGGTGATAAATGAGCATGGCAAATTTTTTTGAGCGCTTCCGCTCTCGGGATAAGCCCCAAACGCGGAGCGCTGTATGCCTGTGTGATGGAACCGGCTGGAAAGACCTAACCTGTTCCGGCTATACAGACCTTGCGCACAACCCGGAAATCTGTGCCGCTGTTGATAGGATTGCGTCTTTAATTGGAAGCATGACAATCTATCTGATGCAAAACACCGATAGTGGAGATATCCGGGTTAAAAATGGGCTGTCTCGTGTGGTTGATATCGAGCCGAACAGTTACATGGGCCGGTCAAACTTTATCCAGTGGATCATCAAAACAATGCTGCTGGATGGCCGGGGGAACGCTGTAGTGCTCCCAAAGACCCGGAAGGGGTTGCTCCGGCGGCTTGACCCGATTCCGGCGGCGTTTGTAGCATTTGTACCGAATGGGGAACGGTATTATAGCATCGAAATATCTGGGAAACCCTATGACCCGAAGGATGTGCTGCATTTTGCCATAAATCCGAGCAATTACTACCCATGGCAAGGCACTGGGTACAGCATTGCGCTGGCTGATGTGGCAAATAACCTCAAGCAAGCGGCGAAAACAGAAAATGGCTTCATGGCCAGTGAATGGAAACCGTCTCTTATCGTGAAGGTTGATTCGCTGGCGGACGAGTTTTCTGACCCGGAGGGGCGTGCAAAGCTCCTTGGCGATTTTGTGGCAAGCAATAAAGCCGGGGAACCTTGGCTGATTCCTGCCGAGCAATTCTCGGTGGAACAGGTAAGGCCCCTTACTCTATCTGATCTTGCGCTGGCAGACTTCGTAAAACTGGATAAAACGACGGTGGCAACCATTCTTGGCGTGCCGCCTTTTGTTTTGGGCGTTGGCGAGTTCAAGCGAGACGAATGGAACAACTTTATTTCTTCCCGTATCATGCCGATTGCACAGATTTTGGAGCAGGAGTTTAGCCGAAAGTTGCTCGTATCTCCGGATTATTTTTTCCGCTTCAATGTCCGCTCCCTCTACAACTATTCCTTGGAGGAAACCATCAAAGCTGGCGCGGAAATGGTTGACCGCATGGCAATGACACGGAACGAGTGGCGCAGTTGGGTTGGGCTTACTCCGCACGAGGGGATGGATGAGCTTTTGGCCCTTGAAAACTACATTCCCGCGGACCGCCTTGGCGATCAGAAAAAACTAAACGGAGGAGGTGAGTAAATGGTAGGAGCAAGACAGGCAATCAGCCGCAGTGGCGACTTCAAAACCCGCGCTGCTGATGGAAACCTCTACATTGAGGGCTATTTCGCCACCTTTACCGGCGAATACCGGATGTGGGATAAAGCCATCGAGCGCATTGACCGAGGAGCCTTTGATGGTACCCTCGGTGATGATATTCGGGCGCTGGTTAACCATGATACCACAATCGTGCTTGGCAGAACAACAGCTGGTACACTGACCCTCCGCGTTGACGATTTGGGCCTTTGGGGGTCCATCCTCATTAATCAAGCGGATCAGGATGCCATGAACGCCTATGAGCGCGTAAAGCGTGGGGATGTTTCCCAATGTTCTTTCGGCTTTGACATCCTTGACGAGGAAACCGAAATCCGGCCAGATGGCACAACCGTGTGGACTATTCGCAAAGTCAAACTGTATGAGGTATCGGTCGTTACCTTCCCAGCCTACGAGGACACCATGGTAGAGGCTCGGAAAAAAGACCTTGAAAAGATCAACGAGCGCAAGCTCGACCAATGGAGGGCCGAAGCCCTCAAAAAGCTAAGAAAGGAGTGCTGACATGGCACTGAAATCCATTATGATTGCCAAAAAGCTGGAACTGAAAAGAGCAGCTTTTGAGGCACTGGTAGCTAAAGACGCAGAATTTGCAACACGCTCCGCTGAAATCGAAAAAGCAATCGGCGAAGCTACCACCGATGAGGAGCAGCAGGCTGTTGAGGACGCCATGAACAAATTTACCGAGGAACAGGATGCCCACAACGCCGAAAAAGAAAAACTGTCCGCAGAAATCAAGGGCCTTGAGGAAGATTTGGAAAATGCCGAAAAGGATCCTCCCAAGGCTGAACCCAAAGCAGAAAAGAAAGACGAAAGGAATGATTTTACCATGAATACCATCAACATTCGCTCCCTCCCCATGAATGTGCGCGCCTTTGACGCTCTTCCCAAAGAGCAGCGTGACGCTATCGTAGCCCAGCCCGATGTGCAGACCTTCTTTGCGGAGCTTCGTAACGCTGCCCGCAGCAAGAGAGATATCACCGGTGGTGAGCTGACCATCCCTGTTGTATTCCTCGACCTCATTGCCGAGAATATGTATCGCTACTCCAAACTGATGCGTCGGGTCCGTATCCGCAATGTCAATGGCGAAGCCCGTCAGACCATTGCCGGTACTGTCCCCGAGGCCGTTTGGACTGAAATGTGCGGTGCCATCAATGAGCTGACCTTCAGTTTTAACCAGATCACTCTTGACGGCTTCAAGGTTGCCGGTTATGTTCCTGTTTGCAATTCCCTGCTGGAGGATAACGATGTAAACCTCGCCTCTTGGATCGTCGAGATGCTGTCCGAGGCTATCGGCCTTGCCAAGGATAAGGCCATCCTGTACGGCAAGGGCGGTGGTCAGAAGATGCCTCTCGGTATTGTGACGCGTCTGGCGCAGGAGAGCAAACCCAGCGATTACCCGGCCAATGCTCCTGCTTGGGTTGACCTGCACACCTCCAACATCATCACCATTCCCACTGCTTCCACCGGCGAGGCTTTCTGGGCTGCGCTGGCTGTTGCTGCTGGTAACACCTTCACCCGCTATTCCCGCGGCGAGCGCTTCTGGGCTATGAATAGCAAGACCCTGGCTACTCTGCAGTCCAAGGCAATCCTTGCTACCGCTTTGGGCCGGTATGTCACCTTTGACGGTATGACCATGCCCATCATCGGCGGTGATGTGGAAATCCTCGAATTTATCCCCGATGGCGACATCGTTGGCGGCTATGGCGACCTGTACCTGTGGGCGCAGCGCTCCGGCATGACCATCGAAGCATCCCGCGAGGTTCAGTTCATTCAGGATAACACCGTATTCCGCGGCAAAGAGCGTGCTGACGGTATGCCCGTTATCCCCGGCGCTTTTGTGGCGATCAACATTAACGGCGCTTCCGTAACCACCTCCATGACCTTTGCGGCTGATACCGCCAACAACGCCAAGCTGTCCGCTCTGACCGTTGGAAACCTGTCCCTCAGCCCTGCTTTTGATGGCGATGTGCTGAGCTACACAGCTACCGCTTCCGCTGCGACTGCTGCAGTAAACGCCACTACCGAGGTTGCTGGTGCGCAGGTCGCTATTGCCTACAACAACGCCAATGTGAAGAACGGCGGCTCTGTTACCTGGCTGGCTGATGGCGCTGCCCATCCTCTGACCGTTACTGTCAAGAATGGCAACGAGACCGTTGTTTACACAGTCAATGTAACCAAGGCTTCCTAAAAGGGGGTTAAAGCATGACAGACGCTGATATCCTCGTGATCTTGAAGGTTGATTTGCAACTTTCCACAACAGCGCTTGACGATTACCTGTCGGCGTTGATCGCGTCTGCCAAGGAGTATATCGCTACCGAGGGAATCGTACTTTCCACCAGCACCGGTGATGCTATGCTGGTGGAGATGTACGCCGCCTACCTTTACCGGCAACGCCGGGAAAAGGTCGTAGCAATGCCCCGGATGCTCCGGTGGGCACTCAACAACCGGCTGTTTGAGCAAAAGGTGGGTGATTGATTTGGATGATCTCATTACATTAATCTCCCAAACCTTTGAGCAGAACGATATCGGGGTACAGATTGCCACAGAAACCACAACACAGGTCTGGGCGCGGCTGCAGTCCGCTACACGGGCGGAGTTCTATTCCGCCGGTCAAAACGGCTTGCAGCCGTCCCTTGTGGCGGTTACTCCTATCGCCAACTATGCTGGGCAGAAATTAGCCGAGTGGCGCGGCACACGCTATTCCATTTATCGCACCTATTTTGCAACAGGCAGCGATGAAATAGAGTTGTACCTTGAGGAAAAGGTGGGCAACGATGTCGAAAACGGTTAGACCGGATGAGTTGACAACGGCAATCCTGTCCGAACTGAAAAACTATGACCAGGCCGTTACGGATGGCGTAAAAAAAGAGGTTCGGCAGGTGGCAAAGGAATGCCGCCAAGACATTGTGACCGGCAGCCCGGTACAGACCGGCGATTATAAGGCCGGTTGGCGTGACAAGGTCGCATATGAGAGCTACAGCGATATCCGTATGCGAATTTTCAACAAAACGGATTACCAGCTCACGCACTTGCTGGAACATGGTCACGCAGGCCCAGGCGGAACCGCAAAAGGCTCTGCCCGCCCATTCCCCCACATCGGCCCAGCGGAGCAAAAGGCAGAGCAGAAACTATTAACCCGTGTAAAGGTGGTGATTAAGAAAGGATGACACTGCAAGAGGTCAATTCCCTGTTAAAACAGACGAGGATGCCCGTAGCTTACGGTTACTTCAATAAGCCGCAAAAGTTACCGTATATCCTCTATCGCGTCTCCTACTCCAATAATTTTGGCGCTGACAATGTGGTGTATCACCCCATCAACCATATACAGGTTGAGCTTTACACAAAAGATAAAGACCTAACAGCAGAGGGCAAAGTCGAACAGGCCTTGTCCTCTCTGTTTTGGCAGAAGTCCGAGAGTTACATTGAAGATCAGCAGTGTAACCAAGTAGTTTATGAAATCGAGGTGTAAAAATGGCTGATAAAGTTAAATTCGGTATCTCGAATGTCCATTACGCTATCCTCGACGGGGAAAATAACACCTATGGCACTCCCGTAGCCATCCCCGGCGCAGTTAGCCTGTCTTTGGAGCCTTCCGGCGATACCACACCGTTTTATGCGGACAACATTCAGTATTTCGTAGCCGTGGCGAACAGCGGCTACACCGGCGATCTCGAAGTCGCCGTTTTCCCCGAAGCATTCCTCAAGGATGTTTTCGGTTACACTCTTGACACCACCAGCAAGGTGATGATCGAGAATGCAAACATTCAGCCCAAGTCCTTCGCCCTGCTGTTCCAAGAGGAGGGCGATGTGAACGGAACTAAGTTTGTTCTTTATAACTGCACCTGCACCCGCCCCACTCGTGAGCTGAACACCACGACCGAGAGCGTAGAGCCGCAGACGCAGACCGTCAGCATCACCGCTTCCCCGCTGGCCAATGGCAACTCCCTTGCCTACACTACGGCGGAGACCCCGGAGGCGACCGTGAACGGCTGGTACACCGCCGTATTCACTCCGACGACTGGAGGCTGAAATGAACAAAGTAATCGAGATCGACGGAAAAAGCGTAGGGTTGTGCGCTAATGCGCTGACCCCACGCATCTACCGCCACAAGGTGGGTCGGGACATTGTCCGAGACCTGCAAAAGCTACAAACAGCAGCGACATCCGATGACGGATCTTTTTCCGTAAGCGATCTTGAAATCTTTGAGGATGTCGCTTTTATCATGGCTCGGCAATATGACGGGTCCATCCCGGACAATGTTGACGAGTGGCTGGAGCAGTTTGAGATGTTTTCCATCTATAAAGTGCTCCCTGCCATTTTGGAGCTTTGGAGCCTGAACAACAAGACTACCGCTGTTCCAAAAAAAAAATAAAACAAACCGTGCGTGAGCCCACCGGGTCAACCTTTATGCTCCGCTGCGCTGAACTCGGATTATCTGACGAAGCGCTGGAGGACATGACCTGCGGGATGGTCTACGATTTAATGATCGAAAAGGCCAATGATGCAGAACAGTATGCCATAAAGGGCAGACCCGGCGGCTTGCGTGATTTCTTCGCAGGAGGTGGTAAGATTGGCTGAAAATGTTAAAGGCATCGTTGTTGAAATCGGCGGTGACACAAAGGGACTGTCAAAAGCGATCAGCTCGCTGAACAGCGAAATCCGTGGAACACAATCGGAGCTTAATAAGGTCAATCGCCTGCTGAAACTCGACCCGACCAATATTGACCTGCTCAAGCAAAAGGAGAAGTTGCTCGGGGATCAAATCAAAAATACAGAAAACAAGGTTGAAAGCCTCCGAAACGCCAAAAAGCAAGCGGATCAAGAAATGGCCGCAGGAACGGAGGTCAACCAAAAACAATACCATGAGTTAGTACGTGAACTGACCAGCGCCGAGCTGAAACTGAAAGACCTACAGGCCGAAGCGTCCAAGAGCCGTGCGGCACTTGCACAGGTTTCAGCGGTTACCGGAGCAATAGCAGAAAAGTCCGGGAACATTGCAAAGAAGTTTGCACCGGCATCTTTGGCCTTTGCAGGCGCAGGAGTGGCAGCCACAAAAGCGGCTGTAGAATTTGAAAGCGCCTTTGCTGGCGTTGAAAAAACAGTAGACGGCACTACAGAGCAGCTTGCGGCACTCCGGCATGGCATATTGGACATGGCAGAAGAAATTCCTGCGTCCACTACGGAGATTGCGGCGGTTGCGGAAGCTGCTGGACAGTTGGGTATTGCCACCGATGATGTACTTGACTTTACCCGCGTTATGATCGACTTGGGCGAAGCAACAAACCTTTCCGCTGATGAAGCTGCCTCTGCACTTGCCAAATTTGCCAACATTACCGGAACGACCGCTGATGAATACTCAAAACTCGGCAGTACCATCGTTGACCTTGGCAATAACTTTGCCACAACAGAGCGCGATATTGTTGAGATGGCTACCCGCCTTGCGTCTGCTGGTACAGTTGCCGGGTTGTCCGAACAGGATATCCTTGCATTGTCCACCGCAATGTCCTCTGTTGGCATCAACGCAGAGGCAGGCGGTACGGCAATGACCCAAACAATGACCGCAATAAGCAAGGCTGTGTCTGCTGGCGGTGATAATCTTGAAACATTTGCAAAGATCGCTGGTGTATCTGCTTCTGAATTCGCAGATATGTGGGGCAATGAACCGATAGACGCAATCAGTGCTTTCATCGGCGGGCTTGGGAAGATGAACGAAAATGGAGAGGACACAATCGCCGTATTGGATAAATTGGGGCTCTCCGGGATTCGCCAGTCTAATATGCTTCGTGCGTTAGCCCTTGCGTCCGATGTATTGGACGATGCTGTTACAACCGCAAATACTGCATGGGACGAAAATATTGCCCTCTCCAACGAGGCAAGCAAAAGATACGCAACGACCGAAAGCCAGATGAAAATCCTCCGAAACGGGCTCAATAACTTGGCGATTTCCATCGGTGATATCCTGCTGCCGATTATCAATAAAATTGTCGCAGGGCTTCAAAATGCAATCGATTGGTTTTCAAACCTCGACGATGGGGTCAAAAAGACGATCCTTATTGTCGGCGGTCTTATTGCGGCGATTTCCCCGATTGCAGGCATTATTTCGGGAATTGCCGGAGCCATCAGCTTTATAACGGGAACGGTTATCCCGGCGCTGATAACGGCCATAAATTTCATAATTGCAAATCCAATCGTTCTTATCATAGCGGCTATTGTCGGTCTTGTTGCTCTGATTGCAACGAAGGGAGACGAGATACAAGCCATTCTCCAGCGTGTGGATGATTTCTTGCAGGGCGTATTTACGACTGACTGGTCGGAATCGTTTGGGGTATTGGGGGAAATCTTAAATTTCTTCTTCGCAACGGTAAAATCCGTTTGGGAATCCATAAAGGCTGTTTTCGATGGGATTATCGATTTTATTCGTGGCGTTTTTACTGGAGATTGGGAAAGAGCATGGAAAGGTGTGCAGGAAATCTTTAATGGAATCTTTACGGCGCTTGTTGCCATTGCAAAAGCGCCCCTTAACGGCATCATTGCACTAATCAACATGGTCATTGACGCAATCAACTGGATGATAAACGGTCTGAATAAGATCCACTTTGATGTCCCTGACTGGGTTCCTGTTTTGGGCGGTAAGTCCCTCGGATTTAATATTCCGACCATCGGAAAAATTGCTTATCTTGCCAAGGGCGGAGTTTTGTCCTCCGGCAGCGCAATCGTCGGCGAAGCCGGGCCGGAGCTGCTTACCATGGCCGGTGGGCGTGCCCATGTAATGCCGCTGAACGGAAATGAGCGTGGTGGAATTACCATCGAAATGAACAACACATTTAACGGCTACGATAACGCAGCCGGTGAAGCTGCCGCAAGGAACTTGGTACAGGCGGTCAACCGTGCGCTTGGGAGGGCTTACTGATGAGAAAATTTAAGCTCAAGAACGGTGTCGGCGCCGAATGGGATTTGATGGACAAAACGGCGTACTTCAATGCGCCGGGTGGATTAGGCTTTGGCAAAACCTACTCCACCATCCAAGCCGGAAGCGCATGGCTGGTATCGGATGAATTCCTTAACCAGTATGCCGTGACAGGCGAAATGATATTCTTCGACTATTCCCGGTATCAGGCGTTTATTTCGTTCGTGACAAAAGGCCCGCTTTACCTGATGTATTCCCCGCTGGACACATGGTACAAAATCAAGTGTGAAGTGCAGTCTGCGGATAAGTCGGAGCTGAAATCCGGCTATTTGGCAGTACCGGTTACATTCCTCTGCTTCGGGACTTGGCACGAAGCTGTTAAGGTAACACAAAGTCAAGCGCCAGACCAAGGGATTAAAAGGTATAGCTATACTTATCCTTATTATTACGCAGAAACAGCAACAGGAACTGCAAAAATAAGAAACGGGGATTTGGCATCTCCTTGCAAGCTGCAAATCTTCGGCCCGGTCGTCAACCCGGCTTGGGCGCTTATCAAGGCCGGTACCCGTGTAGTGGTCGGAAAAGTAACCGCAACAATCCCTGACGGGCACAAACTCGTTGTTGATGCTGACCCTGCAACAATGGAGATCGCAGAGTATGCGCTCGACGGGACATACATCCAAAACCTGTACCAGTCCAGCGACTTTTCGACCGGAAGATTTATCTATGCTCCGCCGGGAGAAAGCACTTTGACATTTTCGCACGACGGCACATCGGATATCGTAGCATATGTGGAGGTGGAGAAACTTGCATACTCTGTTTAAGTGCGAAGTATTCGCAAGGGATTTCACATTCCGAAGTTTTGCGCCGATTGAAAGCCCGGAGATACAGTTTGACTACCTGACCCTAGAAAAAACTACTCTCCGGGCCGTAAAGCTGGATGCGAAAAAGGGCGACTTTATAAGCGTTACAGACCAAAACGGGAATGTAGCTTATCAGGGAATCGTTGACGATGTGGAAACAGATAAAACGGGCGTAACGATTTCGGCGCAGCCTCTTATGTCGCTTTTTGACGCAGAGGTATATTTCGATCGCACGACCTCTGCAAAGATTGAGCCTTTTATTGCTTCGATCATCCGAGATAACTTTGTTTCTTCTGGAGATGCTTTGCAAAACATATCCGGTATGACGGTGGAAACGACCTCCGAAACGACCGGGGCGCTCAACCTAAAGGACAACATCCACAGCTTTTACGAAATCATCACGAAATCTCTGACGGCTTACGGCGTAGCTGTCAACATGAGCTTTGACCCGCAGAAAAAGACGATCTCCGTTAAGGTTGGTAAGGTTAGCGAAACGGCGGTAATCGAAACAAATCTACAGGCCATCGTGGATAAAAACATCATCATCGGTGACAGTACAGGCCAGCTGAACAAGGTAACCATCTACAACAAGGCCGATGAGACGCAGCGCATAACCTACTATCTGCATCCTAACGGCAAGGTCGACACAAACAACACGGACAGAATTACACCTGTGTTTTTTGCGGCGCAGTTTTTGGAAACGGATATCAATTTTGAATCTGCTGCATACAAAAAGGCTTACGAAGCGTTAAGCCCGCAAAAGTATGACAACATGATCGAGCTGACTGCCCGAAACGACTGTGGCGTACTTGATACCTCGATGGCCATCGGCACAGAGGTTTTGGTCATTGATGGCGACAGTAGTTACAAATCTATCCTTACCGGCTATGCAAGGTCGCAGGATGTTACAAAAATGACCTTCGGCGTTGTCCGTGCCGACCTTACCAAAATTTTGATCCTTGAAAGGAGGGCAAACGCATGATAACGCTGCTCCAGTATAACGCATCTATCGTAACTCCAACGGATGATGCGTATCTGTACAACCACATTATCAACGACAGCGGCATCTTTACGGGCGTTGAGGTAACTACACAGGGAGGGAACATCATAAATGTTTCCGATGGCCGTGGTATAATCCTCGGTCGAAACTTTGTTGTGGAAGCCCAAACGATCAATGCGACGCTTCCGACCAGCGGCTCTGTCCCCGGTCGATTGCTTATCCAAATTGACATGGCAAACACCGAAGCACCGATTTCTTTTGTGACACAGGCGCAAGACCCGCTTCCGGCGCTGGTGCAGGAGGATATCAATGCAAGCGGTACTGTGTACCAGCTGCCGATAGCCACTTACACAGCCCAGCCCACAATGATCTCCGATTTGCAGTATGTAGCGCACACCATCAGCCCCGGTACTGTTGCGAGCTTTAACGGCCGCACCGGAGCGGTGACACCGCAAACCGGCGATTACACCGGCAGCCAAATCAAAATCCCCGGCTACAAGCAGGCAACCTCCCGGCAGAATGTAACCACAACAGATACGGTAACGCAGGCCATCGGAAAGATGGAGTACAAGATAAACCGGGCGGTTGTTATTAAGCAGCTTTCGCTTCCTGCGGCATCTTGGCTCGGCTCCGAAAGCCCCTACAGCCAGACGGTAACCGGCCTTGGGACTACTGCCAATAGCAAGGTGGATATCCAGATGGACGCAACCGCTCTTGGCGTTATCATAGACAGCGGCACATCTGCCCTTTGGATTGAGAACAACAATGGTACCCTTACCGCCAAAGCAATGGGCGAAAAGCCCAATGCGGATATGGCGGTACAGGTAACGATAACGGAGGTAACCGCATGAGCATCATCTATGGGAATCCAATTATTACCAACGGGGGGGGTAAAACTCAACATTGATTACGGTTCTACCCCTCCGACAGACACAACTAAACTATGGGTGCCTTTGGAGAAAAAGCCTGATGCTGTTGAGTGTAAGCCAGAATTGGCATTTGGAAGTGAGTATTTAAGTAATTATTCTGAGATTGGAACTGGCAATGAATTTGCAAGCGCACGTGGCAGCTGGTCTTCTTCATTTCAGTATGAAAATTATTTGTATTGGGGGTATTCCGGTACAGCATTAAAAAGATTGAATATTGAAACGAATGTTGTTGACCAAGTAACAATGAATTCTGTTTTAGGTCACGATGGGTCTTCATCAAACGCAGGCCACTATTCTTTTTGTCAACACGGGAACATTGTTTATTGTGCGATAAATTCCACATCAATTTCGGGAACGGGTTATAGTAATTCTATAATTAAAAGCAATTTAACTACAAAAACAGCAGAAAAAATTTGTTCTCTGCCTTTCGACTCTTCGTTAGGCGCTTCAGAAATTAACTATATGGCGATGGAATACGCCAATAATAAATTGTACCTGTTTGGTGGAATACGCATATCTTACGCTAACACAACCAACTCAATTAAAATAGTTGACTTAAATACGAACTCTGCATTGATATCAAATGCAAAAATTCCAATATTGGGAAAGATGTTTACGACATGTGTTGTTGGTTCGAAGATATACATAATGGGAGGAGCACAACAATATTCTCCTAAAAATGGTGTGTATGCTTATGATATTTCAAATGATACATGTGTATCTGTAACAACATATCCTGTTAATGTTGCTGGGATGACCTGCATATCTTATGGCAGATACATTTATTGTTTTGGTGGCTCTTCAACAGATTTTAATAATGACATTCCCGATTCGCAAATAAATACTATTTATAAATTTGACACAGCTACAAATCAATTTACGCAGCTTTCTACTGTTCTTCCGCAAGTTAGTATATGGGCATTATTTTATAAAATAAACGAAGCAAAGTATATAATATGCGCTCCTAATAATGCATCGAAAAGTGGGAGTTATATGGTTGCAAAAGTTCCATATACAGCGAAATTTGTCGTTGAAACTCCCCTTACTAACAACCACCTGTTCTTGCAAGAAGACTATGGCTACGATGGACTGTGGACGGCGCTTAAATCCAAAGATACAGACTTAAAGGTCAAGGTAATCAATGCCTATCTTGGTGACAGCAACAATATAGCACAATTAACAAACGCATATCTCTACGACAGCAAAGACCTTAAATGGAAATCCCTCTCCGGTGAAAGCTATATAGCGGATATGCAGAACGCACTAAATATATTAGGGGTGAACTAAATACTCACCCCGGAAAGGGTGAATATGAGTATTTTAGGAAATCCTATTACATTGGGTGGTGGTGGAGCTGATTTGAACATTGACTTTGGTTCCACCCCTCCCGTAGATACAAGCAAACTATGGGTTCCGTTGGTAAGTAAGCCAGACTTCGTGAAATGCAGTCCTGTTTTGAATTATGGAAATGAATACACGGAGACAAAGAATTGGACAGTTGGTTTTTCTCAGCTTAGAAATGACTACCCGCAAATGTGTTCATACGGTAATTATATTTATTCTGTTTGTCCATATACAGGTAGCCAGCAAAATGATATATATAGATATGATGTAACAACGGGAGAAAAAACGACTTTTTATTCAGACCTGGTTTACCAATATTATGTACTCGCATTTACTGTTGGCAAATACATATATACTTTTAATCATAATGTTGGAGCAAATTCCGAGTATGTAGATAAGTTTGATTTGGAAACAGGAGAAAAAACTACACTAAGAAATGTTTCTTATCCCTTTCCCGGTTCGCAAGTATACTATTTTTCAAGTGGCTGTGTTAGTGGCAATAAAATATTTCTTGTTGGCTCATTTATTGGAAGTACAAACTCTGATACTGTATCAGTTTTCGATGTAACAACAGAAAAATTTACTTATCATGGAAATATGCCAGTACAAGCTCAAGGAACCTATAATGCAGCTTGTGTTGCAGTAGGAAGCAAAGTTTATGTATTTGGAGGCACAACAAGAGTCTCATTTGACCCACGGAAGTCTATACAGACATTTGATGTCGATACACAAGAATATACTCAGAATAACAATGTACTACCTTATATGGTGAACCAAGCAAATAGGTGCTGTAGAATCGGTAGCTATGCATATATCTTTGGAAATATAGATTCTACTCAGTATCAAAAAAAGATAATTCGTGTAAATTTAGATAACTTGGCCGTTGACGTGCTTGAGTCTGAATTGCACGCAAGTAGAGTATCGGCTTGCTGTGGATTTGTTGGTGATAAATTTTATCTTCTTGGTGGTTCTGAAGTTTCTTCAGTAGAAACATTTACACAATCGACTGTTTTGCAACAAAATCATTTATTTCTACAAGCAGACTTTGGTTTTGACAATCCATTCACAGTCGTAAAAGGTCAAAAATCCGAATTTGAAGCCTACTTACGAAATGCTTACATCGGAGATTCAAACAACATCGCTCAACTCACAAATGCTTATATTTACGATACAACTACAAATCAGTGGAAAACACTTTCTGGCGAAAGTTATATCCTTGATACACTTAATGCTCTTAACATTATGGGGGTGAACTAATGGGCTATTACACAGAAAAAGCCAAAGAAGTAAAAGCAAAGCAGGAAGCAGAGCTGGAACATCTGAAAGCAGCTCTTCAAACCCTCGGCGTAGAAACCGAAGAAAAGGAGGAAGCAGCCAATGCGGAATGACATCTTAGAGCAGGCGCAGGAGATTCGGACGAGCATTGACAGCGTGACTGGTGCCATGGCTGACGCTGATTCAGCAAAGAACCCCATGCTGTTCCTACCATGGGAAACTGGCACCAAGTATGCGGTGGGTGACCGCAGACGACACGGTGGCAAGGTATACAAGTGCTTGCAGGCCCATACCTCACAGGCGGACTGGGAACCCCAAGTTGTTCCTGCGCTGTGGGTGGTCGTTAATATCAGCTCTCCTGGCACTATTGATGACCCAATCCCGGCATCGAAGGGTATGGAATACGAGTACGGCAAGTATTACCTCGACCCGGAGGACAGCAAAACCTACCTCTGCAAGCGTTTGAATGAAACAGGCACCATCGTGCTGTATTACCTGCCGCATGAGCTTATAGGCCAGTATTTTGAGGAGGCATAACCCATGGAAATTGCACTGGCCCTCCTCGGCTCCGGCGCATTGGCTACCGTCATTAGCTGGCTGCTGCATCGTATTGACCGCAAGCAGGACAAGCAGGATCAGATTATCTCCGGTATGGCAGCCTTGGACAATAAGCTGCAACAGCATATTGATTCTGACGAACGCTACCGGGCAGATATGTGCCGCATCCGCATCCTGCGCTTTTCGGACGAGCTGCGCCGTGGGGCGAACCACAGCGAAGAATCCTTCAACAATGTGCTGGAGGATATCGACAACTACACAGAGTACTGTGTGGAGCACGAAGATGTCTACATCAATTCCAAAGCGGATGCAGCGATCCGCAACATTAAGAGCGTCCACGACCGCTGTATTCGTGGCGAACTCAAATTCCTTTAAGGAGGACATAAAATGAACGAATTTGTAACTTGGACTTCCCTTGGTACTTACGCAGGCGCTGTAATGATGGTCACAATCATTACCCAGTTCCTCAAGCAGACCCCCCTCAAGAACATCAACACCCAGCTGCTTGCTTACATCATCTCTGTGGCCATCCTCATCGGAGCCGAAGCCTTTAACGGCTCTGCTCTGACGGTACAGGGCGTGGTGCTGTGCCTGCTGAACGCTGTTATTGTCGCTTTGGCTGCTAATGGTACATATGACGCAGCCACCACCGGCATGGTCAAACACACTGATGCGGCTATTTTGGATGCCGAAGGAAAGGGGGAAGCCTAATGGCTTTCCTCTCTCCCGACAATGTACGCTATGATAACGGCGTAAAAATCTGTGAAAAGCTTATTCCTGATAGCGCCGTATGGAACCGAGACTATACCGAGGCCGGTTATACATACCGCAAAGGTACGCAGTACAAGGCAAACCGGGCGTTATCCGCCATTAACGGTGTGACTATTCACAATACTGGTCGGATTAAAGTCCCCAGCGGTACCACAATGTCGGAGCAGTACACCCGCGCGACCTACCCGAACTGCAACATGGGGTCTGTCCGTGTCCACTACTATGTGGACGAGAACGAAGCATGGCAGAACCTTGACGAAAGCGAGGTCGGCTGGCACGCTGCCGATGGAAACTACGGCCCCGGCAACAGCACTACCATCGCCATCGAGATCATCATGGACGGCACTGATGCCGAGTACAATCGGATTGCCGAAGATAACGGTGCAAGACTTTGCGCTGCTATTCTAAAACGGCATGGCTTGGACGAGACCGCAGTCTACCAGCACCATGACTGGTACGCAAGGAAAGATTGCCCTGTCTATATCAGACCGCACTGGAGCGCGTTTTTGGCGTTGGTGCGGCAGTATCTCAATGACGATACGCAGGTGCCGAGCGATTATTATAAGCTGGTCACCGAGCTGGAAGAAATCAAAGAGAAGTACAGAACCGAACACGCCAGCGCGCAGGCGCTGCGTGGGAGAATTTTAGCCGCCATCGAACAGTACGATACGGTGGCAAAATAACTCACTTTGCAACTCACTTTTGTTCCGAAAGTGAGTTTTTCATGCTTTTTTCAGCGGAATGAAAGTCGGAAAAACCGCTTGATTCCTACACTTTACGGCAATAACATAATTTTGCGTGTGGGTTCAAGTCCCATCTTCCGCACCAACGAGAAAGCCAGTAACCATGCAGGTTACTGGCTTTTTTCTTTTGCAAAAAAACTCACAAAATAACTCACTTTTTTCTCTGCTGGCCAAGAATTGATGTAAATACGCCATCAAGTGCGCTGGTTATTTGCCGATCCATCCCGGACACAGCGTGGCCGTAAACCCCGAATGTGTCCATACTCTTTGAGTGACCGACCAATTGCTTTACCCACCCCTCTGGGAGGGACTGGGCAAGGGAAACGAAAGTATGGCGCAGCTCGTATGGTGTCGTTTTCGGAATCCCGTTTGCGTTGCAATATCTTTGGAAAAACTTGCGATAGGTTTCTGTTGTCGGCATTTGGAATAGATACAGGCCGTTTGACTTTGATGCTTGATCTTTTACAATCGCTTCTGCGATTTCGCCCAAATAAACGCTGCGTATCGCATTTTCGTTTTTTCCTGTAGTGATTTCATTATCCTCGTTTATCGACCGCCTTACCTCCAATCTGCCTTGTTTGAAATCGTTTCGCATGATACCGCGCAATTCCCCCGGCCGCAGTCCGGTCAAAACCTCAAGGCGATAAGCATTTATATATGGATCTTTTACCAATTTACCCTTGTAGATCGTCGTATCAACGGAGAAAAGCGTTACAATGTCCTCCGGCTGCAAAATGTTGCGAACGCCAACGGGGGCTCCCTTTGGAATTGTTATGTCTTCCGGGGTAAAGCCGGTTACTTTCATTTTCCGCAAATATTTGCAGAAAGAAACCATGTCGGCCCTGATGCTTTGCAGGTACTTTTTCGACAATTTCCCGTTATTGTATGCATAGTCGATAACCTTTTGCAAAATCCCATCGCAAAGTGCATCTGCCTTTAGGTGGCCTATCCTTGGGTCAATCCATGTTTTCCAGCGGCTTTCCTGCGGTCGCCAATTCGATTGCGAAGTCCGAATTTTGAGCTGCTCCATATAACTTTCGTGCAGCTCCGATAGGTGCAGCTTCGTCCCGCAGATGCCTGATGCCAGCCAGTCATCTGCTTTTCGGTTCGCTTCCCTCTGCCCTTCCCTTCCCGGCCGACTGCTTGTAAATGTTTTTCTTACGCCATCTTTCTGGACGGCGATCTGCCAGCGGTTCTGCTTCTCAAGCCACTTTGCCGTATTTGTCCTTTCTTTCATTTTTCTCCTCCTGATAGACAACCGCCCTCGTTGCCGGGGGCGGTGTTTTTTTATTTTTCTGCCATTACATCGTATACAACCACGCCGTTCATAATCATCAAGAGGGTGTTGTCCTCATTGGCATCGTTGACCACTGTGACTGTTACATATTTATCCTTTGCGCCAAGCGTATCAACAGCATCAGATATCGAATTGCACAGTTTAACCATGCTTTCACGCATTGTTACCCATGGCTCGTATGTATCGTCGTATCCGTCCGCTTTTGCTTGCGCTACTTCTGCAGCTACTCCGGACGCTTTTGCTGCTATAACAAGACCGGTGTCATCGTATTCTAAAGAGTACTCAATCCCTGTGCCCTCCGCATTTTTATCAAGCACAGTTTTTATGGCCGAAGCGACTACGGACATATCCACTTCCGTGTTTTGTCCCTCTTGCTGTTGCTGCTGATTTTGCTGATTGTCCTGTTTGTCTTTATCCTTTTCTCCACCGGCAAGCGCTCCGATGATTGCAATTATGATAACGATTAGGATTATTGCTGTTACCATCGTTTTTTTCTTCTTTGGCTTGATCTCTGGTGTTGTTTTCTCCATTTCCTCCATAGTCGTCTCCTCCAGTACTGATTATTGTACACTTTACGGTGTACGATTATATTTGGAAAGAACATCTGTTCTTAATCCCGAATTAAACCGTAGTTAAGGTTATTTGCATCGATTAGGACGAGGTATAAAATCATCATCGCCAGCAGGACAAAAATGACTGCGAAAAGCGTATTGGACAGTTTCCTGCGCTGGCGCACCTGCTCTTTCAGCATCTCGACCATTTCTTCGCTGCTCTGGCTGTCGGCTTTGCTATAGACTTCCTTTACAAAATGTTTGTCGAGAGATATGTGCAGCGCTTGACAGACGGAAGCTACGAGAAAAAGGCTTGGGTTTTTGGTCGGCTCCGAAAGCAACCTGGAAATCGTCCTCTCAACCGCCCCGGCATTGTCGGCCAAATCCTTGTGTGTCATTCCCTGCTCCTGCCGTTTTGTGGCTACCTCCAGCAAAAAGTTTTCCCAATTCTTATCTTCGTCAAAATTCACAAACTCATCTCCTGTTTTTTGTTACCGGGCACTTTTGTCCGTAAAGCATGACAAATTTGACGCCAAAACCGCAACATTTGTCAGTACATATTGGCAATGCAATTTGTTACAATTGAATTGTACCAAATACATGCTGAATTTGGAAGGATTTTTATTTGACAATAATCGACAAAAGAGGAGGAACACCAATGGAGAAAAAGGAGGAATTCAAAAAGGCGGTGGAACGGATGTCTGACGAGCAGCTTGTTAAATATCTTCGGATTCTAAAGTTTTCATTAGACGAAGATATTTCTCAATTTTCTCATCTGTCAAAGTATCTGCGAAATCCATAAGGTCTTTCCGAATCCCGGACAGCTCACCTTCGGTGGGCTGTTTTTCTTTTCCCAAAAGGTAATCCACGCTTACGCCGAAGTAGTCAGCGACCTTTTGCAATGTTGCCTGTCTTGGAATTGTCCCTTTGCTCCACCGCGTAACCACGGAACGCATAAACCCCATTTCTTCAGCGACAGCAGATGGAGATTTCCCAATTTTATTACAAAGAGCAACATAGTTGATATAGAACAAACGCAACACACCCTTTTTGTGCAAATAGCAGAAAGTAAACAAAAGGAACAACTTCGTCTTGACTGTTGCGTTTGTTTACACTATAATGAAAACATAAGCAACAAGCGCAACACAAAGCGGGCACTCAATGTGCCATGATTCATTTTCCCTCGCAAGGATATGATAACACTTTGTGTAAACTTTTGCAACACAATATATAAAGAAGGGGGAAAAGTTTAGATGCCTGCACAATGGACTGGCGATGTGGTCGGCAAGATGCACAATAACAAGATTACAATGGCTCAGCTCGGAGAAAAACTCGGCGTTGGGAAAGCGTATGTGTGTGCGATATTAAATGGCCGCCGCAGCCCAAAGGGAGCGGAACAGCGCTTTAACGCTGCGCTGGACGCGCTTATCAAGGAAAAGGAGGTAGGTAGATGAATAAGTGGACAAAGTGGGAAATCGCATACTGCGTAATCCTGCTTATATGCACTGCAATAAATGTCGTTATTTGCGTTACCCGCTAACGGCATCGAAGATTGTTACGATTGCTGCCGCTGCGGATATGACGGCGAAAACAACCTTGAAGAACGCCTTACACCACCAAGCACGGTATTCTCTTAACGATTGTTCCCCTGCATCGGTCAAACGAACCTTAACGCGACCGCTGCCGCCCCACCAGTACTGGCCGGGCTTTAGTACGGGGTAGAACAACCCGGAAGCCGCAATCTTTGCAAACTTTTCTTCCGATATTGTAATTGTGCTGCGATAGCGCAGCTTTCGGAGAGCGCGTTTTTCAGCTTTGGTCAACATCAAATCACCTCAACCATAGTTTACCACATGAAGGGAGGGATAGCAATGTCAAGGAAAGTTGATACCTACCGCAGGCTGCGAGCGCTGATGCTGGAACTTGGCCACGACCAGACAAGCCTTGGTAAGCGCACCGGTATGAGCCGCCAGCAGATCAGCGACAGAATGATATGCAAGACCCCATGGACATTGGAGGAAGTCTATAAGGTCTGCGATGCATTATTTATTCCAATAAAAGATGTCAAGAAGTTTTTCCCGCCAAACGGGGTGGAAAAGAAGGAGGAACAACATGGAAGCAACAACCAACACCTTTATCCGGTGGTTTAACT